GCGTCGTTTGCGAAGATCTTCGAGCCGTATTTCTCGGCCGCTCGCGCCAGTCCAATCGCGTTGCGTGACATGCTGATCCGGCTGTACCCAACCAGCCCGTCGAACCCGAACGCCGGGATGTGCAGGATGTCCTCCTGCCTGAAAGCGATTTTCCGCCCCGACTGGTCGATGTACAGGTAGCGCCGCTCCCCGTCCTTGCGGAATACCTCCATCCGGTTCGCCGCCAGCGGCCAGATCTCGCGCACCACCCCCCGCCCGTCCCACAGCATCTGCCCGTAGAAATTGCCCCAGCCCAGCATGTGGCCGGTGACCATCTCGCGGAACACCATGCTGGTGTGTTCCGGGTTGAAGTTGTCGTGCAGCAAGGAATAATACGGGTGCCGGTTGGCGCGTTCTTTGCCGCGCTCCAGCCTGCGGTACAGGATCAGCGGCAGGCTGGCGATATCCTCCATCAGGATGGTGAACCCCGCCAGCACGCTGGTCACGTTCAGCGCCCCCTCCACCGTGATCGTCTCCCCTGTGTATGACTCCTGCCCGGAGGCCAGTAGCTTGATGATCTCCGGCGATGTCAGTGACACAGACCGCTGTTCGGCGGCAAAGGCGCGGGATAGGAATCCGCTCATTTAGGCCCCTTTCCGTTTTGGGTAGCTACGCCCCACACTGAAACAACGATCAGCACACCGCCACATACGCTCGACGCGCCGTGCACCGACCACAGGCCCGTCAGGCCGTAGAACAGCAGCCCCAGCCCGCACAGGAACAGGCATTCGTTCACGCCGAGAAGCAAAGAGACCGCGGCCCCCAGCGCGTTGGAAATCTGTTGGATGAGTGCGCTTTTTTTCATCAAATAGGTAAACAAAAAGCGCCCGACGACTCTATTCGAGTCGTCGGGCGCATCACTCCGACAGGCATCCCGTCACGGGATTGCTTAGGTTGTTACAGAATTATATCACATAAAATTCCTTACCCGCGCGATTTTTGCCGATGGTTTCCCCCCAAATTCGGGCGCTCTCCCCGCATTTGGGGGGACGCAGGGGGGCCAAACACCTCCACCAGCGGCCCGCTCACCGCCCTAATGCGCTCCATCATCTCCGGGTAGCGCCTCCACCCCGCTTTCCATCGTTTCAGGTGGTCCTCCAGCGGCCTTTTATATACCGGCTTGTCCTCCCTCTCTCCTGGGTGGCAGTACATCACCTCTCCCTGGTACAGGTCGAACCCGCACAGGAACACCGGGTCGCCCCCCATCCAGCACGCCAGCCACGCGGCTGGCAGCGCGCTGCTCGGACCGTTCCAATACTGCACCCCGCGCATGTCCACGTCCGTGTATTCCAGCAGCGGGCACACCTTTGTCCCCCCGTAATCCTTCGCCGCCTGGAACAGCAGCGGGTGGTGGATCGGGTCGTCCATGAACACCATGTAATCCGGCTCGATCCCCGCGCAGATCGCGTGATGGTTCACCGCCACCAATATCGGCCGCACGTACCGCCTGCGCACGTACCAGTAATCCTCCGCCAGGCTCGGCCCGCCCCCCAGCACCATGATAGGGTCATCTTTGTGTCTGTCTTTCAAATCTGTCAGCTTGATCACAGGTATTTCTCCAACACCTCCCGGAATCTCCCCGGGCTGAACGCCTCCCCGATCATCCGCGCCTTCCACGCCTCCACCGCGTCGTTTTTTTTCACCGCTCGCCCCAGCAGTCCCAGCGTGTCCTCGCAGCTCAGGATGTCCAGCGGGAACGCCATCACATCCTGGTATTTGTTCCAGTTCCGCGCGAATTGCGGCGGCTCGGTCACCAGGTGCGCGGGCATGTCCTCTGCCATCATCACCGTCGGGATTCCGCGCGCCACGGCGATCCACGCGAACGTCTGGTGGCTCACCACCACGTCCGCCCGGTCGATCTGCTCCCAGCACGGCCGCAGCTCCCCCTGCGTGTACGTGATATTCGGGTGCCACACCGGCTCGATCCCGCACGGCCCCAGCTCCCCGATGTGCCTCACCGTCAATTGGATATCGTTCGACTCCGCCAGCCGTGCCAGCCGGGTAAACGCCTCGCGGTTTACGTCCTGGTCTATCTCGGCGCAGCGGTAGTGGATCGGCGCGAATAGCACCCTCCGCGGCCGCTTGTGTGTCTGGAATTTGCGCACCGGGCACAGGTGCCAGCCCGCCACATGTATTGGCTTTTCGTAGCCATACGCCCGCATCACCCACACGTGCCCCGGCGCCGCCACGAAGTGCGCCGTGATCTTGTCCCACTCTTCCACGATGTCGTTCACCACGTTCGGCCTCGCCGCGTGTGGGTAAACGAAAAAGCGCTCCGTGTAATAATCCCAGAACCGGTACAGGTCCTTGATCCGGCTCAGGATGGCGTGGTCGGTCAGCACGAAGTCCACCTCGCCGGTACTCTCCTCGTTTACGCGCTCGTATCTCGACGCAGGCAGCGCGCGCAGGTAGGCGTCCGCTTTCCCATGATGGTTGAACAGTGCGTATTTATACATATTCCCTGATGATGGACAGGAATTTCCCTTTGTCGAAATCCCCGCCGATGTTCTGCTCTTTCCAAAATTCAACGGCTGAATTTTGTTTTTCTCTCACCGCCAGCACCTCGTCGATTTCCATGTCCTCCAGCGTCAGCGGGAACTGGTAATACTGCCGGTAGCGCTCGAAATTCGCCGCCGCGATATGCCCGGTCGTCGCCACGGCGCGCGCATTATAAAATATGGTCGGTTTCCCGCGCGCCACCGCCAGGCAGCCCACCGTCTCGCACGAGATCACCAGATCGGCCCGTTCGATATGCTCAAGCATGTCCTGGGTGGGGGTGTCGCCGTGGCGCGGGTCTGTCTTGATGAACTGGATGCCGGTTGTCAGATAATCTTCCTCATCTACGAAATCGTTCACATAGCACACCGTCACCTGCTCGAATGATCCCAGGTGGTCCAGCACGAACTGCCAAGCGCGCGGGGTCGTCTCCGCGTAGGACTGGCTCGAATACTCGCCGCGTTCGTTCGACCGGGCGGGCACGAACAGCAGCCTGCTCCCCGTCGTCGGGGTGAACGCGCGCACCTGGCAGCGCGAGAAACCGCACGCCTCCACCCTGTACGGGTAGCCGTAGATTTTCATGCTGGCCCGCGCGCCCTCCCCCGCCACGAAGTTGCACGCGGTCGGGACCGGTTGATAATGCCCGTCCCACAGGAAATACGCCAGCGGCGTGTGCGGGTAAACGAACACCGGCCGCGACCTCGAAAAACTCTCCAGCCACTGGAGCGCCGTTCCTGGCCTTTCCCGGTCCACCAGCGCGAAATCCGCCTGGTTGATGTCTGCTGTCCGCTCGAACCCTGCTTCGATCAGCGCGCGCGCGTATGCGTCTCCCGCATCTTTGTTCCGCTGGTAACAGAATTTACGCATTCAGCGCCTGCACGATCTCGAACTCCGAATATAGATGCATATTTTCCACCCATCGCATGAACTGCTCGTAAGAGATTTCCCGGCACCACTCCGGCGGGTCCACAAGCTCCGCGGGCATTTTCACGAACGTCAGGCCGTAATTCCAGCAGATCGGATAAATGCTCAGGTCGGTATGTTTCCACAGGTAATACAGCAGCCGGTAACTGTCGGAGCACAGCCGCCGGTCCGTGTGTTTTATCGATGGCGGGATCATGTCATGGATCAGCACCCACTCCCGGCAGCGCTTCACTGAGTTATTGAAATCGCGCACCACGTAGTCGAAATCATGGTTGGCATCGATGTAAATCAGGTCCCAAAATTCAGCCGCTGAATTTTGAAAATATTCGTCCGTGGTGCCGGTGAACATCGCCCGCCCGTTGATGTCTACGGACATTTTTCGCGCGCATCTCACCCTCTCGAAGTTGCGCCCGTTCCCGATCCCCAGCTCTAAATAAGATTTATTTTCTATCCCGTTGATCTGGTTCAAAATTTGGTGCATTCCAGCCCCTCCAGTTTCAGCAGTCCGTTTGAATGGTCCCGCCACCTGATCCCCTCCCGCGCGAGCAGCGGTTCCCCCACCTCCCGCATATACTGCGCCGTCTCCAGCCAGAACCACTGCGTCCTCACGACTCTGCCCCCATACGCCCGCTCGATGAACGCCGCCTCGCTGCGGAAGTGGTCCGGTTTATATTTCGGGTGTTTGTACCAGTGGTCGCCGCTCGTCCGTCTGCTCATCAGGTCATACCCGATGGTATGGATCTCGCTCACTCCCAGGATGCCCGCCAGGTGCATACATTGCAGCGCCACTGTCCCCACCCGCACCCGCACCCCCGCCCCCTCTTTGCGCAGCAGCCATCCGTTGATGAACCCCGCGCCGTACTCCCGCAGGCTGAACCCGGGCTCGCGCAGCAGGTCGTCCAGCCATTCGTCGTTCCTGCGGGTGATCCGCACGCACCCCAGCGTGTTCACTTCCAGCTCCTGCATGATCTTCCAGTTGATGTAGTTGACCATCTTGATCCATGCGTTGTGCGGGTGCGTCAGCAGTCGCACAAATTCGGCGTGACGCTCCGGCTCCTCCCTGCCCTCTTTCCAGCACCCATACGAGCGGGATAAATTCTCAGCCAGCACCCAGTAATCCAGGTTGTTGATCTGGTAGCACGTCCCGTTCGCCCCGATGATCACATCCGGCCTCACCTGGTCGCGCACCTGCTCCCAGCGCTTCCCCGAATCTCCCCCCAGCACGATCAGCGCCCTGCCGCCCACGTACCGCCCCGCGTGCCTCATCACCTCCATTGGGTCGTCTTTCATAGCATCTCCAGCGGGTTGCTTTGGATCGTCGCCCCCTCGTAAAACTTCGCCCTGGCCATTGCGATCACCCAGGCCGCCGTGCAGTCGATGCGCTTCGTCCTCACCACCCCTTTCCCTTTTGTCTCTTTCACATACTTGATGTACCCCGAGCCGTTGCTGGCAATCGACGTATTCCCGAAGCACCAGCGCGCCACCGGGTGCGCTTCATGCGCCAGCTCGCGGTTTTTCAGCAGCACCTCGATCATTTGCATTGGGTCCGTCAGGTGTTTGTAGAACTGCGGGATGTCCACCCATGTCTGCCCCTGGTTCTCCTGCAGTCGTTGCACCAGCATCGCCGCGAATTTCATATCTGCCCCGCCTTCGATGAAGTTATACATCCCCGCCGCCTCGATCAGCCGCTCCTCGATGCGTGTGTAGTCGATCACGTTCCCCGGCGTCGGGATGATCCACCCGTCCGCCGCCCACTGGTCATAAGGGACCTTGTCCTCCCGGATGCGCTGCTGCATGTTGTCCTCCGGGATGTAGCAGTCCCAGATCACGTGCCATTTGTCCAGCCCCTCCTGTGGCGGGAACAGGTAACAGATCGCGCTCAGGTCGATGGTGGATGATAAGTCGATCCCCGGGTAGCAGTCTTTCCCCAGCAGTTCGCTCCGGCTCCAGTCCTCCGCCACGCAGGTCTGGTCCCACAGGTCGATGGGCAGCCAGCCGGTCAGCTTCGTGGTGATCCACTGGTTCAGGTGCAGCCATCGCCAAGTTCGCTCGTCCGCTGGTGACATCTTCGCCTCAGCTGCCAGCTCTCTCAGATCGTCGATCCGCAGATGGTATCCCAAGCTGGTGTTCGCCTTGAACCAGTTTTTCTCGTTGTAGATGTCCACCCCCTGGCAGGAATAGATGACGGGGTACCACGTCGGCATGTCGTTCT